AATAATTATTTTAGATTATCCTTAATCGTTAATTTATGTATATGAAATAAATACTCAGTAATAAATAGTTATCCGCCTTAATTGGCAAATTAAAAAGGAGATGTTTTTATGATTAAATGGTCACTAACCATTTCTTTGGGCTTCATTAAGCTCACGATTAGTCACGGGTAATCTGACTGATCAGATGCCCTTCAGATTTTTGAAGGGCATCTATTAAATGTCATTGATATTCTCGAAACATTAGTGATGACAATAAATATAAGCAAATGGCCTGATCCTGCCCTACTCCCCAGACACCTTATTGCGACCACTGTGCTTAGCCTGATAGAGTTTATTGTCAGCCCGTTCCAGTAAATGTTTAAAACCAATAATAGTTGTCAATTTATTTAAATCTCAATTCCTATTTCAACACCCGACTTAAAAACTACATTCAGTCTATCTTCAAACACCGTGATTCTTTCGACTAGCTGCCTAGTTAACTTATCGTCATAATCCAGAATCTCCCCATTTTGTAATTCTAGAAACTCCGTCAGTTCCTTCATTCTTTGTCGTTTGGTCTGTTTCAAGGAATCCTTCTCCTGAGTTTCTTGTTTTATCGCCCTTAGCCTATGGATTTCAGTTACGAGACTTTCGTATTCTATATTTGAAGTTGCCAGATGAATTATCTCGTCTTGAAGTGTTATGAGTTTTGAATCAATATCATTTGTATTTAAGTCCGAATCCGTTCCTAAAACCGCTTCAATGTTTTTAGTTAAAATTCCTATAAAACTGTCCCGTCCAGAAATAATTTGATTTATTGCCTTTGTAACTCCCGTTTTCAATGTTTCTTCTGATATAGTTTGGGATGTGCAGTCACTCCTTTTTTCCTCAAGACGGCTAACACACCGCCATACAACCAATTTCTTGCCTCTGTTGTCCCAATGAATCCTGCGATATATATCACCGCACTCTCCGCAAAACACAATACTTGACAGCGCATATTTTGAGCTGTAAATCCGCTTGCTGCCTATTTTATTACCGTGAATGTTAGCTCGCCGTATCAGCTCTTCTTGCACCTGCATATGTAATTCCCTTGGAATGATAGCTTCATGGCTATTTTTCACATAATATTGTGGTACAATTTCATTATTAACAACTCGTTTCTTTTCAAGGAAATCAATGGTGTAGGTTTTTTGGAGCAGCGCATCCCCGACATATTTCTCATTTTTAAGAATATTCTTAACCGTTTCAGGTCGCCACTTTGGAAGCCCTGCGCCAGTTAAAATGTTGTCAGCTTCAAGCCCCCTACAAATATTGAGCAGACTCGCACCCTCCAGGTATTCTAGATAGATACGTTTAACCACTAAGGCTTCTATTGGATCAATCACCAACTGTTTGTTTTCATTTTTAGTGTAACCAAGAAAGCGGTTATGATTTATTTGCATTTCGCCCTTTTGGAATCGATATTGAAAACCAAGCTTGACATTCAAACTGGTGGATCTGCTCTCCTCTTGAGCTATTGAGGCCATAATGGTCAACATCAATTCTCCCTTGGTATCAGTTGAAATGATGTTTTCCTTCTCAAAATATACTGGAATATTCTTGTCACGCAATTGCCTTGTGTAGTTAAGGCAGTCCAGGGTATTTCTTGCAAATCGGCTGACAGACTTCGTTATGATGTAATCAATCTTTCCAGCCATGCAGTCATCAATCAACCTATGGAAATCTAGCCGCTTCTTGGTGTTGGTTGCAGATATTGCTTCGTCGGCATAAATCCCCGCAAACTCCCAATCTTCATTTTGTTGAATGTAGGTTGAGTAATGCCCGACTTGCGCTTCGTAACTGCTGAGCTGTTCTTCGTCATTACTTGAAACCCTACAGTAGGCTGCAACGCTTAGTTTTGTTATTGAAGTCCTTATAGAATTATTGCTCCCTGCTCTCGGTGTAGCAGGTATTATCGAAATGCTTCTTGCCCCCATTAGGTATTAGCCCCTCTCTATAATTTCTCTTAAAACCAGTCCATTCTTTAATTCGAATCCCACCTCCGTTGGTGAGAATACGATTACCTTTTTACACAATTGTTTGAACATTTCATCATCAAAGTTTTCAAGGTTGGCAAGGTGCTTAAGGAGTATTTTTGTTTGGAAAAGTGCAGCGTTTTCAGCTTCAATTGCAGTACCAATTATTGCTCTCGACTCTCTTAAATTAGCAAGTTCAGTCTGAAGGGTACTTTGTTTTTCAAAGAATGGGGTTGAGTCAATCAAGCCCTTTGTGTACATTTCAACAATAGCTTTTTCTTGATTCACTAGTTCGTCAATTCGTTTATTTATCTTCGCAACCTTTAAAACCCTGTCCTGATCTGTTTTTATTGTTAGCATAGGTTTTAGAATCTTTTCTCGGTTTTCATAAAGATTGTTCACCATATCCACAAATGTCTGTTTAATATGCTCGTCACGAATATAAAGCATTGAACATTTCTTTCCGTTTGTGGCAATATGGTTTTTGCAACACCAGGCAACGTAGGAATATGGCTTGTTTGCATAGTGAATTCGGCGCTTAAATGTGGAACCGCATTCTCCGCACTCAATTACGCTAGAAAACGCATACCTGGTCTGGTATCTATTGTTTCGCCCTTTGCCCGAAGCCCGCTGTTTCCTTATGTTTGCGACAGTTTCAAAGTCCTCTCTTGAAACAATCGGCTCGTGGTTATTTTGCAGATAAACTTTATCTTTCTCCCCATTATTGATTTGCTTATTGAAATTTGCATCCGTATATGTCTTTTGGTGAATTACGTCACCGATGTACTTTTCATTTTCAAGAATTCCAAGGAGTGAAGACTCGCTCCATTTGCCACCTTTTACCGTTGGAATATTATCAGAGTTAAGTCTTGTTGCTATTGCCCTTGTGCCCAATCCCGAAATATAAAGTGCAAAGATTCTTTGTACCACTATTTTTTGATTATGGTTAGGAACAAGAGTTTTGCCGTTGAAGTCATAGCCATATGGTGTATTGGCAAGTTTATATGTTCCGTTTTTAAATCGCCGAACGATACTCCAAGAGGTATTTTGTGAAATCGATTTCGATTCCTCAGCTGCAAGCGAGCTTAGAATGCTGAGGATCAATTCGTTGTCCATGGTTTTCGTATTGATGTTTTCCTTCTCGAAAAGAATTCCAACCCCCAGTTGCGTTAATCGTCTGACAATTTCCAGACAGTCGGTAGTGTTCCTAGCAAAACGCGAAATCGACTTTGTGATTATGAAGTCTACTTTCTTATTCTCACAGTCTGAAAGTAAACGAAGAAGTTCAAAACGGTTATCCTTCTTGGTGCCACTGATTCCCTCATCAGCGTAAACACCCATGAATTCATAACTTGAATTGGAGCTTATTAATTTTGAGTAGTATTCCACCTGGGCATTGAAGCTTTGAAGCTGTTCGTTGCTGTTTGTTGAAACTCTTGCATACGCAGCGGTTCTGAGTTTTTTAGGTATTAAATACTGATTTTCTCGTAATACTTTTGTTACAGTCATCATGGGTGTTTTCACCTCCTTCTAAAATGGTTTTTCATTTACTTGCCGTATAATATAAATTTTGAATACTCTCCCCTATGTTCTTCAAGGAAAATCACCAGTTCGTGAAAGCCTCTTTTCAGGGCTTCCCTTTGAATTCCGTTGACATCAAACATGTTATATTCACCCTTGTCCCGTATGGCTAGTATTTGCCCCTTTACTAGGTCGGAGAGCGGGTAGCTTGTGTAGATACTACAGTCGGGAATATAAGCGCCATATCGGCAATATGCGTACCCTTCAGCATTACAGCAGATTCCATCGATGGAGTCTTTGCTTTTGATTAGAATGGTGTGCCAAATACCGTTATTGTCAATAAACGTAGTATTCATGTTATCGAATATAAATTCGAAGTCATCCATGAGATTATCTTGAAAGTCTACATAATCTTCAGTTGATAATTCCACAACCTTTTCAATTACAAAATAGTGCTTTTGTTCTTCTGGACCAGTGCGCTTTTTCAGTTTTTCAATGTTTACTGCCTTTCTTGTAAAGAATGCTTTCTCCATCACTTGTCACCCCTAATTCCTTTGTAATTAAAATTGCCTTGTCTGATTTGCTCAACATCGGCATCAACTGCCTTTTGGTACTCGCTGTCTTTCTTTTCTGCGTCGGAGCAAATTAAGCAAATGCACTCTTCGCTAAATGCGCTCATCGTCCTTCCCCCATCAAGGTTGCCGTTACACCTGTCACATGTTTTCTGTGTAAAGAATTTATCCATTGTTTCCCACCTCTTTGACTGGATGCAGTTTTCTAAAATAACCAGAATCCAAAAGTTCTTTTAGCTCCCCCTGCGTGTAAATCAATACTTGGTCGTCACCCTCAGTTATTGGCGCCAAAACTACATCCTTTTGCCAGAAGCCAACTACCTGAAAACAAGCTTTGCTCCTTGCAATAATTAGCAGCGTTCCTTTGGTCATATCCACCCCACCTACCTCTCTATTTTCTAAGTACATTAACGCTCTAAAATCCCTATTAGTCCAGTTGATTCGCACCTTAGAGGTAGGATATATCCGTTAACCACCAGGGGTTTTCAAAGGCTGTTGAACCCCTAAACATCGTTACAGATTTTTACGGCATGAGCGCCATTAATCGGGGCTGGAAACTCACTCGGTTCTTGTAATCAATTTGTCTGAATTCCTCAGAAGTTATGAGCTGATTATCCAGCATACTTTGAATGTATTTCACCGATAAAATGTAGTTGATTTCGTTTTGCATTTGTTCATTGCTCATGACATCCCTCGTGGTTTTTTGGACAGAAGTCGTTCCATTGGATCGTCCGGATCACCGCCATAACCGTAATCTTTTGAACAGTTTTCTCGAACCACGCCATATATCTGATTCCATAAATTGAGTGCCAGTTTGTTTTCATTTTGCGAAATGGTCACAAATGGACTCGCAATTGGATTGCCACTTGTAGGGTGCTTACTCAATGCTCCATACTCA